TCTTTTCGGCAAGAATATGTAAAATATCTCTTCCAATAATTCCTTCTTGTTTAGTTAAACTATCCAAATCTAAATTACCATCCATAGGAGTAAGTTCTGCACTTAATCCAACGATACGATTACTCAAATCAGTAACATCAGAATTTCTACTTGCCAATGTTTTTTCTAAATCTTTTAAAACTGATTTATATGATTTTAATTCATTTGCCTTATCCGCCAATTCCGTCGTGAAGTCTGTTTTCTTAAAATTCTTAATTAAAACACTTACCTCTTTAATATCATCGGTAGCAGTTTCATATAATTTATCAAAAATATTCAACCCCATAAATTGTGCTAACAAATCCTTACGTTCTGATTGAGATTTATCAATGAATATAGAATTATTACCTTGTAATGATAATGCCGTTAATACGAAATCCTCATACTTCCCAACATATTGTTCGATAATTTGATTTGTATCTCTACGTTCCGTTCCATTTAAAGATGTTCTAGTATCACCATCCTGTCTCCAAAATTGAACATCTACTTTTACATTCTTTCCTTTGTTGATAGTTTTAGCGGTTCTCTCAATGTGGTAATCTAATCCATCTATTTGAAAATGTAAACGACAAAAGAAATCCGTTTTACGATTATTTAAAATATTAGCCGCTTTGTAAGCTCTACTACTCTTATCGTATAAACAAAATGATACGGCATCAAATAGAGATGATTTACCGGCTGCATTTGGTGCAAATAACCCAATTAATCCACCTAATTTAGTGAAATCAATTTTGTTATTCTCACCATAGCTAAACATATTAGAAAATTCAAAACGAATTGGTTTCCATTGTATATTACGTTGAACATCATCTTGAACTATTCTACTATTAATATCTCTATTAATCATTTCCAATCCCTTCAAATCTTCCGGAACTACGAATGGCATCATTCTTTCAACATACTCATTAATAAGTGAATTCTGATAATTAATATCCGAAATATCTTCAAAATCTAATTTATTTAATCTATTGCCCGTTTTTGATTTAGAAAGAGAATCCGTTCTGATAATTGTGAAATCTTCAACACCGTATCTCATCTTAATTTCAGCCATCACTCTCTTAGTATCAGCAGAATCAGTATTAGACAAACGAACTCTCAAACGAGGTTTCTTTGGCATATCCGATACAATAGGAACTTTCCCATTATCAATATCCATAGTATAGTATCCATAATCATTATGAATATCAACTGCTTCATAAGTCATTGTATCCAAATCCCAAACTAAGAAACCATGCTTATCTAACGTTTCACCAAAGTTTTGTTGAACCAATGAACCCGCATAAACTACTTTACAACCTTTTGGCGAAATCATCTCTTGTCGTTTGTGAATATCACCCAATAAGGCTAAATCATATCCATCAAACATTTCCGTTGTGAAGTGGCGAGATGAAACTACATATCCAATATCTGTCATTGAATTATCAACCGGCCCGTGAAACAATGCAATCTTTTTGTTTCCAAACATTGTATCTGCTTTAGGCCAATTCTCTTTAGTATCGAATATACTGAATACACCAAAGTCTACACCACCAATCGAATATACTTGCGTATCTTTTAGGTAAGTAAAGTTAGGTAAATTCAATGCCTCAACGATTGGAGTAAGAACATCCAATCTATCGGAGTTATTCATATTACAATCGTGATTACCCGTAATAAGAATGGTTTCGCACAATTTAGAACATTCGGTAAACAACCAAGCAATCTCTCTAACTAATTCAGGAGAAAGTTCTAATTTAGCATGGGCAATATCTCCCGCTAAATAAATGATTGAATCTTCCACTCCTCGTGAACGAATTTCCTCAAACATTTTTTCAAAGACTTGTCTATATTCATTGTGTCGTTTGACATTACGAATATGCACGTCTGCAATGTGGTAAATCTTTTTTAAACTCATAAATTTTTAATCTTATTTAATAATAACTCTTCTGGAGAAAACGTATTTGCTTTCCCTAACTCTTCGTAAAATTTAGAATATCCCATATCAGCCGCATCTTTATCTTTAAGATACATCATAGTTACGTTAATACCCTGCTTACGAAAATATTCACCTGCTTTAAGTGCTTCATTAATTGCATCATTATCTAATGAGATAACGATATCAGTAACTCCGCTCATAAAGATTTTTTGAACTAATTCTCTTGAAGGAAACTTCCCTAACAATGGAATAGCATTTCTTTTAATAGTAATGGCATCAAATACTCCCTCACACAATATAATTGGTTCATTCCAATTAATTTGCGATTCCAAACAAATTACATTTTTACTGATTGGTGGGTTCTTATACTTCATCTTTTCTTCTGGGTAATAAGAACGAGAAACAAAATAATTTAATGCTCCATCGGACGTGTATGATGGGATGATAACTCTTCTACTATACAATCCCTCTTTACAATATCCAATATTATACTTAATAATTTCCTTTTTAGTAATGCCTCTTTCATTAAGATAATGAATGGCGTGTTTATATTCGGGATTAAACCCTTTAGGCTCTTCACTAAGAGAGATAAATTCTTTTGGAAGTTGGATAAACACCTTTGTATCGGCATCTTCTGTTAATGGGTTGTAATTTGAATCTCCATAGATATCTCTAATGATACCTATCGTTTTTCTATCCACATCCAATTTCTTTAATAACGATGTTAATTTCTTACCACCACTATTACAAGTCCAGCAATGCCATTTTTGAGTTTCGGTATTTACTTGGAGTTTTTGCTTAGCATGATTACAAAATGGACAGTAAAAAGCCAGCTCATTACCCTTCAAAGAAGAGTAACTACCTAACGCATTAGATAGCGTAGATATTACGATATTTTTGTCTGTAATTTTCAACACAGAACAAATATACGAATTTTATTTGGTTAATCCAAATTTATTCGAACCAATTTTCGGGAATATGTTTATCTGCGTATTTGAAACCATTCTTATCACACCAATCGGCATAAGATGTTTTAGATGCTTTACTGATTTTATTCTTTGAGTTTGAGAATACAAATCGTATATCCAATTCAGGGTTATGTTCCCTAACTAATAGATGTTTTTTTCTATCTGCTGCAAGAAATCTTCCTTTAGTTTCTACGAAAATACCATTAGGTAACTTAAAGTCAGGATTATAAGTATGTTTAGAAGCAGGTATAACATATACCAATTTTTCTGTTTCATACTCCACTTTAATTCCTTTACTTTCGATTTGAGTTGAAATGTTCTCCTCAAGACCTGACTTAAACCCATATTTTCTGGCAACCCATCCACTTGATTTTTTTGTAACTTTTTTAGCCATTTAATTATTTACTTAATGAATCGGAATATTTAGCAAAATTCTTCTCACCACCCCTACCTGTTTTGAATCTATCAGCAGTTAACACTTGGTCATCTGCTTTTTTCAAATCGTTTGTAGTGTAAGGAGTTTTTGCATTATCTCCAGCTGCGAAGCTGATTTTATCAACACCTAATGATTTTTGTGCTGCTTTGTATAAATCTAAAATCTTTGACATAATTTCTTTTGTTTAGTATAAATATAAGTTAAGTATCAAAACGAACAATAAAGTTTATAGGAATATCCGGCTCCGATTTAATTGGTTGTGGTAATTTTGCAACTGCTACCAAATCCATATTATCATCATACAATCCAATCGTTGTAATAAATGGTGCTAAGAAAGAACCGATTGTATCCACCGAACCACTTAAATCATAATGCTCAAATCCGGCAAACGTATTATTACTAACGGATGATGTATATCTAAAATCCAATATTTGGCCATCATCCATTACGGATTTTTTACGAATATATTTGGTAGGTTGTTCACTCCAAACACGTCTACTAATTCCATTGGAATCAACGAAGGTGGAATACTTACCACCGACTTGTGTTATAGCGGTTGGGTTTTGTGATACATTAAATTCGTCTTGATTTGAAATTAAAAGATATTCATGCTCATATATAGTTTGAGTAGATTTATATGTTAATTCCCAATCTGAAAGTAAGTGTGTATCAACTTCTCTATTAAGAGTAACCAATCCTTGTTGATAAAACACATTACCAACTTTGATACCATTCGCATCAGCAGGTAAGAATGGAAAATTATCCACAATCATTTGACCGGTATTTATATCAAACTTATCGATTCTAACAGCCGTATCATCTCTATAC